ATAATCTGTTTTGTTAAATATTAATTGAGCCAGTCTTCTTTTATTACGCCTAACAAGACTTAGCTGATATTTGTATCTATCTGGAAATGTCTGAGGTATCTTTGACCAATGTAACCTAAATTTATACCCGTCAGAGTGTTCATTTAAATGATATATACGTTTCCCAATATCTTTACTGGCTTTATAATCAACAGATAATGATTTATCTGTGTAAGTTTTAGGTTTGTATTTACCAACTTGTATATAACCTAGCCCAAAAGGCATTTTAAAGCCGTCTGAGCCGTCTAATACGCACTATAGTATAATATTACCCATTTCGCTTAATATACGCTTATACGCGTCGTATGGCACATCTATGGGCAAATCTTTATACATATCTCTATATGTTATTGAGTTCTTATTCCTCATCGTCTTGTGGTCCATGTGGTTTAACGCTTGCTAATGTAGAGTTGTTGCTATCATCGCTAGGTCTACCTAACATAAATGGTAATTCTTTACTCATAATCATTTGCTTTATTGGCGGTAACATCCACGCTGGTAATTTAATATCATCTTCTGTTTGTTTATCCCAATCATCGTCATTCTCATCTTCATATATAGCTAAAACCCATATATTCTTAAGCATATTATTATCTTGTGTTCCTTGAACATAAATATAACCATCTTTATAGAATGCTGTAAGTTCTCCGCCTGTGTATTTACGATGATAGTTATAATGACGACGTATGTGATTCATATATTGTATATTTTCTCCTTGCTGGTCGTGTATAGCAAGAATACTATCTTCATTGTCGTTATATATACCTTCAAACTTATCAATAGTCTTTTTTGTATATATTGCTAAGTTGTCTAAAGAAGGAACATCTTCTAACTTATGAGGTCCAGTTTCCTTCTTATATATATCATCTGAAGCTGCTAATAAATCATCAATAGTTTCAGACTGAGCTTTAATCTTATCAAGACGTTCTTTAGTAAAGTACTTCTTATATTCCTTTACCCAATTTCTAATCTATTCTCTTGATAAGTCTTCACTCTCACTTATATTATTATTACGAACTAGAAGTAATATATCGTCTACAAACTATCTAAGTGTTATATATGTCATATTACTTATCTGTTGATTCTATTACTCTAACATCTGAAGTTTTAAGTAAGTCATTAGTATTAACTATTTCATACTTATAAACATTTACTTTCTTAAAGTCTAGAGTAAATAGACGTTTAATAAAACTCTTCTTGTTCTTATACTATCTCTTTTTGTATACAAATAAATACTGTTGATTCTTAACATCTAAGTTAATACTAACAGTATCTTTCCCAATAGTATAAGCTACTTTAGTTAGGTTGTTGTATTGTATAGTATCATTATATATACTATCTCTAAGTATAGTCTTAACTATATCCTACCCCCTAACCTCCTTACTTGCTGTAACGTAAATAGTCTATGTTTGAGTTGCGACTGTATTTATGACCTTAGGTTTAATCTTTAACTCCTTTCTAACACTATCTATCTACTATACAAGCTTATCATTTACATTGCGTAACTAAGACATATCTAGTTTTAAAACGTTATTAGCCTACTCAGAACCGTTTAATATATTCTGGTAGGCTTCAACGTTATTATTAGCTATTTCTAGGCTCTCTGAGAGGCGTTTATTCCTGTTGTATAGATTTATACTAACAAAGGTGAGAACGCCTATCAGAACGCCAATAAATGCCTTATACGCGATTCTTTTGTTTTTTAGCACTAGGCTAATCATCATCGCTAAGTTCATTTTCTGTTATATTGTTTACAATACCGTTATCAGTTAACATTGCTCTTATCTCTCCAACCTTAGTATTTACATATGCCGATACACCGAATATACTTCCAGCATATACAAACGTTTGTGCAATATACCACAATATACTATCTTCTATATTATGTTGGTTTAAAAAGAAAGATAGAAATGCTAGCGTTATTCCACTTATTATAGACATAGTGGCAGTTGAGTATTGTACTAAATCTTTGTGATGCCTTTTCATGATATTTCTATTGTTACTTTTCCTTTTTTACAAACATCTCGTATAATCGGGTATAATTTATCAACAAATGGTTTTGAGTTGATAACTTTTCCAGTAACCTTGTTCTATCCAAGTAAGATACACCCTTCTGAATCATTTGCTGTATTTCCAGCATGTATCAATACACCACTAAATGAATTAACGTTTAATAGTCTTGGAGTGTATCTTTTAAATCTTGGAGAATAAGCCCACACTACTTCATACTTACCGTATGGAATAGCGGTTTTTCCTTTAATCTTTGTCTCTCCGTTATCGAAGACACCGTTCTTATTTAAATCTCTAACTTTATCCTCAATAGTGTCACAAAAGTATTCACCATCAATATAAAGCTTTCCTATTGTATATGTATCGCGTAGAGCAATACGTTTAAGCTCTAGTTTCATATAATTAAGTTTTATAGGATTATCTAATATAATCCTTTAATATAAACTGTTCACCTTTATCTATAGTCATCGTTCTAAGATTATTAGAACCCCATCCTGGTTGATATAATGTTACAACTATAACAACTCTATATCTACCTAATGTTTTCTAATCTTGAGCTGGGAAATACATCTCAATCTCATTCTTATTAGCTGCAACTCTAGAAGGTGCTAAATATTCTTTTGGTATAATCTTAAACTGTTTAGACCTTACACCAAATCCATTATAAGATGGAAAGAAGTGATAATCATCAATTGGACCAAACATACCGCCATTGAATACCTGCTGATTATATGGTAACCAGTTATAGCTAAATCTACCAGTATAGTTCAAATCGTATTCTGTTGGTGAATAATATTGTGGATATCCAAAGTTATCTAAATTAACATATGCTTCTTCATCCATATTCATAACATAGCATCTAAGTTGTTTAATTGCCGTGTTATCGAAGTCAGATAATTCATCTAATGTAAAGGTTAGTTTAATATCAGTACCTATTGTATATTTTGGTGTTTCCATTTACATTTTGTATTATAACAAAAAAGCTGAAGTAGGGCTAAGCCCAACCCCAGCTAGATTGTGTGTTAGTTAAAATTAAAGCTTAATTGAAGCTACTGATTCATTAACATCAGCAGGAACAAAAGCTGCAAGAGCTGTCTTAATAGCAGCACCTTTACCTTCTAATGGGTAAATCTCTACAGATTGTTTAGCAATTCTGTGGAGGTCGTCAGCAGAACGATACATGTTCTCAAATTGGAGAGTAATAGCATCATACTTACCATCAAGCTTAACATTCAATTCAGGAAGGTTAGCTTCAATAAGAGTACCATTACCGCGATTAAGAATACCATCGTAACCCATAGCAGCAGCTTCACGGTCACGTACATACTTAGCAGATGCTGTATAAACCTTACCAGGAGTCTTCTTAATTTCAAGACCAGGGAGAGATACTTTCTTATTAGAACCAATTGCACTAATACCTGCAATATCGTTATAAGCAACCCAAACACTTACGCTGAAACGTACTGTAGCAGCAGGACTGATAGAATTAACTGAGTTATCATCATCATAAGGCATAGCTTCAAGAGTCAAAACACCAGCGTTATCTTTAGCTATAACACGAGCTCTCTTGTGGTCCTTATTAATTATAGCTTCAAATGCCTTAGAAATCTTAGCAACTGTATCACCTTCTTTTGTAACATATTCGTAAGATTCCGTCCATTTGCGATAACGAGTATTCATATCTTTATAAACGATACGAAGAACTACGCTATGACCAGAAGTCTTAAGCTTGTCTACAGTATTTACATCTGTAACAGCAGCAAAGTTAACTGCAACTTTTTCAGCTTCGTCAGCCTGATATTTTTCACAAGCGAAGTTTTTAATAGCATCCTTCTGAATTGGATTTGTCCAATCAATAACAGGAGCAAACTTCATAGTGCCATCAGGTTCAATTACTGTAGAAACTTTCTTTGTTACAAGACCGATTCTAATAGCTTTAGCAGAAGCGTTAACTGTAGCAACACCAACGTTTGGATTCTCCATATCAGCTATAATAAGCTTACCAACGCTGTCAATCTGTTCAGCTTTATCTTTAGCAAGTGTTGAGGTGTCAGCTGCAATAAGCTCACCAACGTTACTTACAAAAACGTCATTTACATATGTAATCATAATATAATGTTTTAAATTAATTTTTTCTACTCACCGCACACTCATTGTATATATAATACACAACCACGGCTTTCCACGTTAAAATTATTCTTGTGTCATAACCTCCTGAGTTATAGACTTATATCTAGCATTACCAGTATTCTCTAAATACATTTGTGCTGCTATTTTAATAATCTCAGGCATTGTTATGTTATCAAAATCTTGGTAATCATCAAAAGGATTATCAAGTGTTATCTTGCTTGGTTTTCTTAAATATCCAAGCACGTATTCCTATATTTTATAGTTTTTATCCGTAAGAAGTTTACAACCAGTAGCTGTACAAACTCTTAATGGTCTAGCTATTCCATACTTGTAATGGAAATCTGTTAGACTATTTGTAACTCTATACATAAAACTATCAGATGTACATTCAAATATACTAGTGCTGTATTTATTACCACCATCGTTATTTGTTATTATTACATCTTCATTTAAAGAGAATAAGAAATCATCTGGATAATTTTCAATTTCATATACATCATACAATGGGTCATTGTTATTATAATTGAACGTAGTATACTTTTTACTTGTGTATAAGTTAATTAAATCGTTTCTACGCTTCTCATTTTGTTCGTATGATGTTTTATGTATAAAGTCGCTATTAAACCTTACCTTAGTGAATTTATCAACAGCTTGGTTAATCCAGAATAAAGAGTCTGTTGTTGTTGGCTTCTTGATATCGTTTATAACGCCAATCTCGGTTTCAAAAGCTTCAAGTATGTCTATGTATTTCATTCTTCATCCTCCTTTTTATTATTAGCGGCATCTTTAAGAGCCTGCATCTGTTGTTTAGCTTTACGCTTCAGACTCTCTAATGTAACACCATATTTGTATGTATAAATATACAAATCTACAGCTCCTTTTACTATATCCCAGAATGCTGTATATGGTAATTCGCATGGTTCTTCTGGATTTTTTAGTATTGAAAATTCTCCAGGTAAAGAGTAATATGTAACATACACACTATCAACTTCAGTATATTTATCGTGAAATAGCTACGCATTATGAGTCTAGTCAGAACTATCTGCAATTGATTCTAGCACAACTACTGGACTTCTCATTATAGCGCCACTGTCTATTAATGTATCAATAACTTCATTAATATCGTACTCACTACAAATTTTATTAGATAGCATGTGTGTTTGTTTTACAATTCCAACACCAGGCTGAACAGCACTGGTTTCTTGTGGATGTTTGTATGATTTAGAACATATAGAAGAGCTGTTTATATACATGTAATAATTAGCTGGTAGTAAGAAATGTTTAACATTCTTATATTCTTCTTTATATTCTTGGATTGGATTATCGAACACTCTACACTTCTCAGTTTTAATAAGAGTTCTAAGTCTATCTTGTATACTTGGAATTGCTTCTGGTCTATCTTTAACCTGAATAAGCTATATCATTAACTGTTGAACATATTGTTGACAATATTCATTTAGAAACTTATAAATAGTCTCTGTATCAACTTTATTTTCAATCTCAAACGAAGGGTCTATTTCTATTAACCTACGTTCAAATTCCATTCCTAATTGGTATGTCTATTCTATCGTCATGATTCAAACCCTCTCAATTGTGCTTTAGTTTGCATTCTAGGAGACTCGACTGTTTCCATAGACATTACTAAAGCTAAGTTAATAAGCTCTTCAGCCATAGTATCTGATAATTCAAATTCAATATCATTTTGCTCTTGTATTGGTTTGTTTTTATCAGCAAACTTCTTTGGCATTTTTATATATTCTACAATAGCACTTGCGAATATTATTTGCTATCCAGTACCGTTTATAAAGTCATTGCCAGCAGCAATCATTATAGATTTATCTGTTATACAATAAACTGGATGTTTAGTCCATGGTTTATTATTAACACTAGATAAAAACTTATTAAACTGTAATGATGTTACTTGCTTAGCATAAGCCTACATTTTAATTGGTTCAAGTTGTCCAATAGTTGTATTTGTTAAATATACATTTACAACATATAACATCTAATTCTTATCGAGTGGTACAACACTATACATGTTTGTCTGAACATTACCTGGTCCATTTAAATCTTCTTGTATATATGTAACAAGCTATTGTAAATCTTCGACTGCTTTCTCATCACCTTCAAATGGCATCTTCCTTATATTGTTACCTGTAAATTTTTGAGCTATTAGAGCTAAGTATGCTTTGTCTAGTAATGTTGCAATCTCGTAATCAGTTAACGACGGATATGACGTGGTGACATTTTCCTTGTCATATTCAATCATAAACTTTTCGTATATATCTGCGTGCGTCATACGTCGTTTAAAATTTTATTATTTATTACTTGTTTCGTTAATAATAACAAGCTTTAAATCCTGATTCTTTTTATTATCTAAATAAGCTATAGCTTCTTGAAGTGATGTAGCAAACATATCTGAACCATAATAATAGTTCGTTTTATCTTTACGAATTACACCTTTAGAAATAGCTTCTTCAATAATAAACTCTGTGTCTTTAGTTTTATTATCAATCCACTTATCGAAGAACTTTTTAGGATTCTTATCAACAAGTGTAAATAATGTAGATTCTACCAATTCATTAGAAAGGTCATCTGATTTAACACCAAACAATCTAAGACACTTACGCATTTGTTCTAAGCTAAGCTTATCAAATTCACGAATAGCATCTCTACGAAGTTTATTAATCTTATTCTGTTCTACAGCTTCAGCTTGACGATTAATCAGTAGATAATCTTTACCTGCATCAAGCTTATCAAGCGATGTAGCAACTCTTTTATGACCAGTTAGGAATTTAATAATCATTTCCTGACGTGGAATAGAATCATCTAAAAGTAATGGTTTGGCACCAATTTTTACACAGAAGGTTGTCCAAAAATCACTTGTACGAGACAAATGACCATCATTATAACCTAAAGCTTTTTCAAAATGTTTTTCATCTTCTGGAGTAAGTCCAGTATATATCGAGCCTGACCTTGTAAAATAAGGGGCGATATAATCAAAACATCTGCTGTACTTTAATAAGCCAGCCCATGGATTTTTTTTCTTAATTCTTAATTCAACTACCATAATATTTATTTAAATTAGTGTTGTTCCGTATATAATGTTAATATAAAAAAGGGCGAGTGATGACAATCACGAACCCTTTTTATATTACACATTATACAGACGTACGAGACTCGTTATTTCAATCCGTCAGGATTGGAATATAAGAGTTGAGACGAGACTCGTTATTTCAATTAGGCTGTATATTCTGAATCATCAGCATCGCAGTAAAGTACACCGCAAGCCAATGGGTTTCTAACCATGATACCCTCTTCGCCTAAGAAGTGAACCTGATAACCATCACGGCTATTAGAACGTAGAGTATCTTTTGAAGAACCGTAACCACTTGGGATTACAGAACCACCTGTACACCATTGTACAAATTCACGACCCTTACGACAAACCTTAACAATGTTAGCCTGACCATCACGCATACCGAGGTCGAGGAACAAGAATGTGTAAGACATTAATGGTTTGCCTGACAGTGGGTGTAGTTGACGGAACATTTCCATGTTGTCAAACAATGCACACTTCTTAAGAGTCAATTCAATACCGTTTGTCATCTTGTAAGTTGTGAACTGGCCACCGAGTGTTAACTCTTGACCATTACCAGTGATAAACTTAGTATCAATGAGCTACATGTTAGCAACTTTATCTTTAAGGATACGGTCAAATTCTCTGAACATTTATATTTAGTTTAAATCGCTACTTTAAACTCGGTGTATTAGACCATTAACACCGCACATACTCTAATATGTGATTAGACTATATCTTTTACTCATTTGAGTAATTTACCACTTCGAGTTCGCTTGAACCCTACTCCATTTCGGATAGTCGTTGAACTTTACATTTACACTTTTGAGTTTTTATTTTATAACCCTTCATAGAGCCACTTGGTATATATATATCTTTATTTCCATACCTTTTTATCATTATACACAGCGTAGATTTTTTTATTCCAAATATCTTTCCAGCATCTTCAAGACCGATTAATGTAAATCTTTCATGTTCATTGTAAAATGTAACAGATTGCTTTACAACATACATAAGCCCGTTGTCGTATGCTCTTCTTTTATTCTCCTCTATATCACACCACTCTAAGTTGCCTAAACTATTATTTAGCTTATCGCAATCTTTATGGTCTATAGAATTATAATTATTTGGATTTGGTATAAATTGGTCGGCAAGAACTTCGTGCATCATTCTTCTACTCCAATCTACATTATACCTTATATATCCATGCTTTATAGTAGTACCAACAAATCTTTTACTAACAGTATTATATAAAGAACCGTTTTTATTTATTATATAACCTGTATGATTTTGAAGTTCTACATACTATGAAAA